ATTCTCGCCCGTCAAGGTCAAGCGAGGCGGTTACCTCTTGCCCGACTTGCAGGGGGAACTTGTCCACGCTATCTCCGAAGAGCTTAATGGGCACTTTCTTTGGGTACTGCCCGCCCGTCTCAAGGACGAACACAAGGGATTTCCAAGGCTTGCCCGCTTTGGACGTGCCTTGCTGGAGGGGGAGGATTTGGAGCACTCGCCCCGTTACGTTCAGTTCATTCATATCTACGTGTGTTAAAGTGTGTCTATTCTTTTGCTCTTGAGAGGTAGCCCCTGCGGACAAGCTCGTCAATGGAGAGGTCAAGGAGGCAGTCGGAGGAGTCTAAACCCGTCTTGTACCGCCCTCTCTTCACAAATCCCTCACCGCCTATCGTTCGTCGGTACTTGGCTCGTATGGACTCTACGGGGAATTGGCACCCCGACTCATCCTTGTACTTTTGGACGCAGGTCATTATCGGCATCTTCGGGTTCTCTGTAACTATCTTGTGGACGCCCTCCAGAACCTCCTTCGGGATGATGCCAGGACCAGCGGGTTTACCGCCTCGGAACTCCTTGTATCGTGGGTGCTTCGTGACGAGGTCGCAGATATAGCACTCGGTGTACACGTCATACTTAGCCACGGCAAGCCTCGCAGCGTGGGTGGGCTTCATTCCTCCCTCTATAACTTGCCTAAGTGCGAACTCCACAACCTCATCTCGGTTGTACATTGGCCCTCTCTCCATCAGTAAAAGCTCTTGTTTTGTGCGTTGATTAGTTCTGCGGTGTAGTAGGCTACTCGCCCGCTCTCAGCTCTGCGAGCCTCAAGGTAGCCGAGCTTGCACCACCGCTCTACGTTGGCACGCCCGAACATTGCGTAGGCTCTGCTCTGCGTCATCGTGGGCTTGGCGAAGGTGTCTGCCACCGCCTTAGCCATAATCCCTGCGAGGCTTCGCTGGAGTGTCTGGCTGGAGGCTATCGCCTGCTGTATATCGTCTTGTGTAGGTGTTCGCTTCATTTCGTCATCTTGTGAGCGAGGTTGGTGAAATATCTATCTGATGCGCTTGCGGAGTAGTTGCCCGCCTCTTTCAGTGAGAGGTGCTGGGCGTAGCTCTCTTCCTCCATCGCTCGCTGGCGGTCGTTCCAATAGGTACGCAACCACTCCATCATCGTGGCGGGTGAGAACGAGCCGTACACCTTACCGAAGAGTGATGCCCGAGCCTTCTCTGCGAAGATGCGCAGGTCGTCTATGTACATGTGGGGGTAGGTGTTGATAATCTGCTTCACGAGCTGGGGGGCGAGACGCACACTGCTATCATTCGCCCCGAACCACTGCCAAAGGTCTACGACTACCAGCGTCACCTCTGCCTCCATCAGCTCTCTCGCCTCGGGGTCTCTCTTGAGCTGGCAGATAGAGCGGACCAGCCCCTCATCCATCGCTCGGGAGAGCTGGGGGAGCGTCGGGGCTGGCTCATCTCTGGAGGACAGACAGAGCCCCAGCTTGGAGTACCTCAAGAGCATTGTCTGCTTGCTGTCGCTCTTCTGCTCGGGTAAGAGTGCGTTGTCGGGATATGTGGGATATGAGTTCATTGTACTTGCTGTTTAGTATGGAGGGGGATAGGTGGGATAGCACCCACGGGTCGTCTATCTTGGACAAGAATATAGGGAGTGCCGACGCTATATGCTCGTCGTCGTGTGGGTTGTCCTTGGCTTTGATTGATGCCCTGAGCTTCTCACCGAAGTCCTTTAGGCTCTTCATCTCCTTTGCGCTCCATACGAAGTCCATATTTGTCTTGCTCTTGAAGAAGCTCTCAAATATCGGCTTGAGGAGCGCTGTAAGGGTAGGCTCTTTTTTTGTGCCCTTGGTGCCACCCGCTGTAAATCCAGCTGTAAATTCAGCTGTAAACGGAATGCCTTGTTTGCCCTTTGGTGGAGCGGGTTTCGCTGTAAATTCAGCTGTAAATTCAGCTGTAAATATCTGATGTACTTTCGTGTGGGATAGCCCTACTCTTTTTGCCACCTCTCGGGTGCTCATCTCGGGGTAGTGGAGCTTGTAAGCTCGGACGAGTAAGCCCTTCGGGTCTTTGTCAAGTAGGGCGACTTCGTCCTTGGTGAGCTTCATAGGTGGGGGAGTGTGAAGTACTGACTGCTGATAGTTCTGCCGAAGCGTATCTGCCCAGAACTAACGAGAGCGACCAGCGCTGGTCTAACCTCTCGGAAGGACAAGCCTACCACCTCGGGTATCTCCTCTTTGCGGACGATGAGGGGTATTCTCTTTGCCCGCTGGAGTTCGTCAAGCCTCGCACGTATCGCCTCCAGAACCCTCTGCTCCAAGGACTGCTTCAAGACTGCGTCTGTCATAGTAGTAGCGCGAGCGGTTGTAGTGTACGAATTGGTACTTACCCATTGCCCGACCCTTGAGGAGGGTGGGCATTGAGACACCGAGAAGCTTACAAGCCTCTCGCCCAGTGAGCCAATTACTGGGGTGCGTGTTGTGTGCTTCTGCGAGAGCCTCTTTGGCTCTGTTCATAGCGGTGAGCTGGTGTACTCTGCGCTCATCCGTGGTTAGGTCTGCAATATTCATTCTTGTTGGTCTGTAAATAGTACATCGAACAGCGTGGGGCTTGTGACCTGCATCTCTGCCTCTCTTAGGTAGGAGAGCCCGTCACGCCAATAATCCTTATTAAGCTCAGTGCTCAGCCCTCTTCGCCCGAGGTTGATAGCGCAATACGGGACGGACTGAATACCTCCGAACGGGTCAAACACTAAGTCGCCTTCGTTGCTGTATCGTGTGATAAGTCGCTCCACGATGTCAAGCTGGAACGGGCATACGTGCTTTGCTCTGCCCTTCTGTGCTTGCGTCGTGTTCAGCGTCCGCATTCGTGTCACGTCGTCCCAGATATAGTCCTTGTGGCTTACGGGGTCGATGGCCATGAACGTCTTAGGGAGCTTGTCGATTTCGCCTAAGTCCTCGGCAAGCCTCAGATGACGCTCAAAGCTGTAGATGTTGTCCTCGCTGAAGTTGCGGAACAGCGTGCGTATCTGTGCTATGTCGAGGCGTGCTATCTCTTCTGTGGAGAGGAGTCTATCGCCTGAGCTCTTCCAGCTTGCGTGTGCGTCTAACTGCCACCTTGCTAAGCTATACTTCTCTTTGTCCTTTACCACGGGCACGTCTGCGTATGCCCGGCTGGTGTCCGTTGGTAGCTTGCGGAAGAGTAGCACGTACTCGGGGCATCCTACGCCCATCTTCGAGCCGTCCTTACACATCTCAGTGTACCCAAGGCGATAGGTCTGGTTGTTCTCTCTGACCACGTCTGTATCCACCGTGATACGCCCCATATATCGGAAGCCATGCTTCATGTAGTGGAAGACGGTCATCTCGCTGAAGGGGTCGATGGTGGGCATTCCGTCACCCGTGGCACTGCCGAATAGCACTCTGTCCTTTACGTGGATACACGCTAAGCGTCCAGGACGAAGGATGCGGAGAAGCTCGGGAGTGAGGAAGTCCATCTGCTGGAAGAAGGCTTCGTTATCCTCGTTGTGCCCGAAGTCGTTGTATGTCGGTGTGTACTCGTAGTGATTGGAGAAGGGTATGCTCGTCACGATAAGGTCTACCGAGTTGTCGGGCATCTTCTGGCACTCTTGCACGTTGTCGTTGTTGATTGCCCGCCAAAGCTCACCGCTCGCCTCTTCACGCTCTCCGAACATAAAGCGCATCAGTCGCTCTTCGCTCTTCGTGTGATAAAGCCCGTAGGCTCGCAGTAGCTTCACGAGGTTAGCAACCATCTGATTATGCTGTTGCCACTTGTGCATAAAGCTCTTGAAGATCTCCTGCTCGCTCTCTGCATACACGAGGTAGAGGTCTACGGGGTGCTTCTGCATAAATCGGTGGATGCGGTGCACGGCTTGGAACTTATCATTGAACTTGTAGTCAATGAACATGATCGCCTTGTGGCAGTGGTATTGGAAGTTCAGCCCCTCACCGAGCATCTCGGGCTTAGCTGCGAGGTACTTAAGCTCTCCATCCTTGAAGGCTCGTATAATCTCGTCCGCCTCGTCGTCATCCTGTGACCCGTAGACGGCTTTACACTCGGGGAGGGCGGAGCAGATAGCCCTACGCTCATCTTCAAGGTCGTGCCACAGAAGAAAGTGGTCATCTTTATTCTCGGGGCGGTTCACGATTTCAACAAGTCGGGCTATCTTATCGGATAGCGTTGCTCGTCGTTCTTTTGCACCCTCTTGGAGGGATAGCGCTGCGCTTCTGAATAGCTTGCCTCGCCCGTCCTTGTCAAACTCCATCTCGCCCGAGACGCTTACCACCTCTTCGTGCACTCTCAGCTCTGGGAGCTCATAGCCATCATCGGGGTAGCCGAGGTCGCTGGGCTTGGTGAGGACGAGAGCCCACGAGCTGACCCACACCCAAAACTCATCCTCTTTGTGGGGGTAGAGCGTGAGGTTGTTTGCCTTGGTGCTATCTCGCTGGAAGAAGCGGGTAAGGGCTTGCCCCGTCTCCATCACCCCGAGGTATCCTGCGTAGTGGATAAGCTCTTTGTATCGGTTGGGGCTTGGCGTTGCAGTCGCCACGAAGCGGTACTTAACACCCGAAAATAGGGGGAGGAACGTCTGGTATGTCTTCGTGCCAAAGCCTCGCAGTACGCTTGCCTCGTCGAGTGATGTAGCGATGAAGTAGGACGGCTCAATATCCCCGTCTCGCACTCGCTCGTAGTTGGTCACCATCACGTCCGAGGTGCACGCCTCTACTTCGGAGCGGTTGCGGACGTACTGTACGTCCATCCCGAGGTGCTTCTTCGCTTGGTGCGTGAACTCGTGCACCACTCGCTTAGGGCACACGATGAGAGCCTTACCGCCCTCGTGCTTCACAATCAGGCGCAGGATCTCGAGCTGTGTGACGGTCTTCTGCATCCCGAAGGAGCTGAAGATAGCACGGCACCCACCACGGATAGCCCACTCTACGCTGTCCTTCACGTGGGGGTAAAGGGTTGGGGTGAGGTCGTTTCGGTCTATCTGGAAACCACTATCGTGGCTTATGGCCATCTTCTCTTTGAGGAAGTCTATATATCTCTGTTCGTTGGGGGAAATCATCAGTTCGCTGGGATAAGTACATTCGTTAGGGGTCTGCCGTTGGAGCGTATCTGCCACAGACCTCTGTGGTCGGGGGAGGTATCTACCATCTCTAAGTCCTCTACCTTGCCGAAGAGGCGGTACGTGCCACAGAGGTCTACCACCCACGAAGCCTGCTTGCTGGCGTGGGGGCGTATCGCTCTGCCCACTATCTGATACCAGAGGGAGAGGGAGCGGGTAGGGCGGGCTACCACAATCGTATCAAGCTCGGGGTAGTCAAAGCCCGTAGTGAGCGTGCCTACGTTGGCTACCACCTTGAGTTTACCCGCCTTGAAGTCCGCAAGGATGCGCTCACGCTCTCTCTTCGGTGTCTCGCCCGTCACCATCGCAGATATATTGGGGAAGTGCTGTATCAGCTCTTCGCTCTCTTCGATGAACTGCGTAAAGACGAGGATGCCCCTGCGTGGCACCTGGGCGTTGTAGAGGAGGCGCTCTACCACGTTGGCGAGCTTACCCGAGAAGCCCGAGCGCCTATATTCGTCTCGTATGCTCTTGTCTGTGTAGCCCTGCCCCGTGCTATTGACCTTGAGGCGGTCTATCTGTATCGTGTCTACGGCGTAGTAGTTCGTCTTGGCGAGGTAGCCAGCGTGGAGAAGCTCGCCTACCTCTGTGGAGTGGAGTATCGTGGTGAAGAAGCGCCCTTGCAAGCGGGTGAGGAAACGAAGCATAGAGCCGAAGTTGCCTTGCCCGTCCGAGGTGCTGTAAAGGCGGTAGGGGGTGGCGGTAAGACCGACGCACCGCACGCCTCCGAGAGCCTTGAAGAACTGCATATACATGCTGTCGGGGCTTTCATTGACAAGGTGCGCCTCGTCTACTATCACGTATTGGAAGTGCTTGAAGGCTTCGGGCTTCTTGTACACGCTGCCTATCGTGGCGAAGGTCGCCTTACTGATGCGCTTCTGCCCACAGCTGGCAGAGTAGATGGAGCAGAAGATATACCCATAGGATACCAGCTTCTGAAAGTTCTGCTCGAGGATCTCTTTTGAGGGTTGGAGGATGAGGACGTGGTCGTCTAAGCGGTTGACGATGTCTGCTATCACAAGGCTCTTACCCGACCCCGTCGGCAGGACGATAAGCCCTGCGCCCTTGGTCACCGCCTTGTTCTCGAGGTAGCGGACGGCAGAGTCGGAGGCTTGTTGCTGATAGGGGCGGAGTGAGTATTGCATTGTCTATATCCAGCGTTTGTTCTCTTCTACCTCTCTCTCCATTGCCCCGATAAGTGCGTCCTCATCGGGTGAGGGCAGGTAGATACCCGCCTCCATAGAAGCCCAATCACGAAAGCGGTCTATCGCTGTGGTCATCTCTTTTGTATTGAGGTCTGAGCTGGAGCGAAGGGCGTAGTACCGCCCGACACCCCGACCGTCCTTTTCTTGGAGGAAGATGTCGGGGTTGACGTGGCGTTTGAACACCTCTTGCTTGATAGTCTCCATTCGCTCGCCATATTGAAGGGCGAAGTAGGAGAGTAGGAGGTGCAGGTAGCTGTTCTGCTTGAGGGTGCGCTTGCCTCGCTTCTCGGTCAGCTCTACAAGAAAGCCCTGCCGTAGGAGGAAGTCGCACCGCTCTTTGAACTGCCTTCGCCCAAGCTCTTCGTTGAGGTTGAAGATCATTCGCTTGCGAAGATTTTAGGGTTGGTGATTAGGTGGCGGTTCGCCTCGATGAAGTCGATAAGCTCTACTACCTTGTCCTCGAGGAGCGGTATATCTCGCTCGGGGGTAAATATGTACTCTTCGCTGTATGTCGCTTTGAGCTTCACTACCACCTCGGGAGGCTCTGGGTTCTGCTTTGTTATGTTCGTCGTTATCTCGGCTACGTCGTAGCTGAATAGGTCTACGCCCGTGTAGCCCATTTCTCGGAGGCAGTAGGGGTAGACAAGATGCTGGGCGTTGCCCTTGAACTTGCCCACCTCGTACGAACCTGTCGTCTTAATGTCGTGGACGCTCAGGGGCATCAGCTCGTCGAGGAAGCCGTAGAGCCTCACATCCCCTCGCCTTGTCGGTAGCACGCCCTCGACGAACATCTGAGGTATAGCCCCCTTGTAGTTGCTTGCGAAGAGGCGGACGAAGTCCACGGGGTAGATGAATGTGCGCTTGTTGTAGTGCGCCTTGAGAGAGACTACGTTGCCTGCCTCGTCGCAGAGCTTCTCTACCTCCATCTTCGGGGATTTCTGCCCGAGGATAAGGCAGTCTACCAGCTCGTTGAACGCTGTGCCGACGTCCGCCTTGATAAGGTCTTTCGGAACTCTGTTGATCTTGTCGATGAGATCTTGGAACGCCTGCGCCTCGTACTCTTCGAGCGTAAAGTCAGGGCTCTCAGCCCCACCCCAATACTTATTGTAGATTACCTCGGACTGGGAGTAGTTCGTGTAAGCGTCAATAAGTGAGGGGTAGAGCTGATAGCGCACCACTGAGCTACTTTGTTTCTGCTGGCTCATATCGCTTGGTGGACTTATTTAGGACAAGCCCGAGGCTCTTAGCCTTCTCGTTGATGAGGATGCCCGCCTGCTTCTTGCTGGAGCCGATATGCTCGTACTCATCGATACGCTCGATGAAGTCGTTTGCGCTCGCCTCGTCTGTGACAAGCTCGATAGCTTCTCTGATTTCGTCCATCACCTGCTCGTACTTGTGGGCTTCGGAGCGCTTGACCTCGATCATAGCCTTGTACGGCTCGATGATTTGCGCTTGGATGAAGTCGTTGGGGGCGGTCGTCTGCCCGTTCGCTCGGTTGATAATCTCGGGGATAATCATCACCGAGGGTAGCCCGCAGGTGTTCTTGCCGTCGTTTCGAGGCGTGGGGTCAAAGGTGATGCTTCGCTTGACTACGCCATTTTCGGTCTTAGTCTCCATGTAGCCAAGCAGGTCAAGCTCTGCCACAAGGGCGTTGTAGGTCTTCTCTCGGATAGCTGGGATGAACACGTTGGTATCGCCCTCTTTTCGCACGTCTCGGTGAGCTACGATGACGATATTCTTATTCAGTGCTGAGATGCTTCTTACGAAGTTCTGCACCTCAAGGTTGATAGCCCCCCAATCTCGTAGCTGGGGCTGTCGGAAGCCACAGACGTGGGTGATGATGAAGTCCATCATCTTACCCGCTGTGTCTACCACGATGCTATCAAACCCGCTAAGGTCTTCTTGGAGTACCGCATTGACCTCAGCCCACGAGCCGACCTGCACCGTGCCTACGTCCTTGACGTGCGCTATATTCACGCGCTTCACGCCCCCGTCAAAGTCAAGAAGCAGGGGGCGTGGGGCGGAGAGGGCGAGCGTGGTCTTACCCATACCGCTCTGCCCGTAGATCATCATCTTCACACAGCTGGGAGTCTCCAGCTCGAAGTATCGCTTAATAAGGCTCATGTCTGTATCTGTGGTTAGTCGTTGGTTATGTCGGTGTAGTCCGCCTCGTCCGCCTTGACGGCTGGGGCTATTGCTGGGGCTACGGGGCTGATGATAGATGCTATGTGCGAGGTGTAGAGGTCGTAGACGTAGCTCTTTGCCCCCTCAATGGTGGCGAAGTCCATAAGGATAGTAGAGCCGTCTATCTTGACGCTGAACGCAGTTGCGTCGTCTCTCTTTTTCTCAAAGATTACCGCTTGGGTAGATAGCTTAGCTGTGCCGATGTTCGCCTCTGATATTGGTCTCTCGCCATATCGGTCAAAGCAGGTAGGGGGTAGGTCTAACCACTCTATGGGGTTGACCGTGAAGAATGTCTGTAACATAGTAGCTGAAAATTAGTGGTGGGAAATGTTGTTCACTTTGTAGCGAGCCTTGCCCTCACGGGGTTAGCTCGCTGGTTGATAAAAGATCACTTGCCTTGTCCTCTCGGATTTGGCGAGCAGTTATGTCTAAACTATTAAACCCGTGTTCGTAAGAACCAAGGTGAGGTACAACCGCCCTAAATTGCGGTCGTGAGTGTCTACTTTGTAGCGTGGCTCGCCCTCTCGGATTTGCCACGCAGTGCAATTCGCCACGGCTTGTCCTCTCGGAGTTGCCGAGCAGTATGTTCTAATAGAAAAAAGCTAAAGCCTACGGGGATGAGACCACCCGTAGAGGGTACGCCTGCTCGTAATTGCTGGCGTGAGTGTCAACTTTTTCGGGGTGGCTTGTCCTCACGGATTTACCACCCCATCCTAAAACAATAAACACTATGAAAGAAAACCATCTCTACAATGGGTGGGGCTAATAGTCCCCCTCGTCCGTTATGCCTATCATCTCGTTGATGATGAGTGGCATTATCGCTGGCGCCATAATCTGCACCACGATACGCTCAAAGTCAGCAAAGTGCAGACCGCAAGCGAAGCACACGAAGGATACTATTGTGAGAGCTAACGATACCTTGAGTATCGCCTTATCTGATAGGGGTTTCATAAGCTGGGGGATTATCTGTAAGTCATGTTTAGCCACCATTCAGTCTCGGCTACGCCGTCGTCACTGGGGTTGCACTCGTCGTAATAGCGCTGCGCCCACCTGAATGTCTTGCTGATGTCCGCCTCGTCAAAGGCGGGGAAGTCCTTGACCTTGCTGTTGTCGGTCTTGTACTTGTAGCTGGCGGTCAGCTCTTGTCCGTCCAACTCAAACAGCACGATAAGCTCTGACGTGCCGTTTACTCGTGGGTCGTCGTCTATCTTGATGACCGCCTCTATATATTCGCCCTCTTCGAAGAAGGCGTGCGCCATCTCGTCTACTAAGCCCTGAATGTAGCTCTCGTCCACTTCGTCGTAGGACGCTCTCTCTTCAATGTACATAGCTGTATCTGTTTAGGGGTGGGGTAGCCCTAACTCACACGAGCGGGCTACCCCTATGAGGGTTAGTGGATGAGGTTGGCTACCTTGAAGCAGCGCCATTCTTGGCGCTCTGTATCAAAGTAGGTTTGCAGGGTTGGGTTAGCCTTGCGCCCGCTGTCCTTCGTGTCGGGGCAAAGGTCAGCCTTCAGCGTGCCGTAGGCTTCTCTGATACTGCCGTCTACCTTCTGATAGTAGAACTTTACGATACCATTCTGCATCTTTGCGTGTAGCTTGATGTTTGCCCACGCTGTCTTGAGGGCTTCGCTGAGGGTAAACCCGTTGCGCTTGACGAACTGCCAAGCCATCTGAAACACACGGCTAAGCGTGCTTTTTCTTTCTGTACTCATAGTGGTTGTTCTTGTTTAGTGGTGTTTGTTGTTTATCTGTGCTTGCAAGCCCTTTGCGAGGGGCGGGGGTCGGTCGTAAGCCGTTCAGCGGTCAGCACGCTAAGTCTGACCTTACAAGCTATATTGTTAATCACTGTGCAGGCATTGCACCTGCGTGAGTTATTCTATTGTCGCCTTATATCAAGTATGTCAAAGAGCTCTGCTGTGAAGGCGGCTTGTTGTTGTCCATCCTTTACACTGCAAAGATACAGAAAGTTTCTGAATGAACAAGCGGTTTTCAGAAGATTTCTTTGTGATAGTGTGTAAGTGTTTGATATTGAGAGAGAAAAAATTTTGCGCCCGTGTGATTTTCTTCAAGGTACGCCCGCTCTTTGGCTCTACGTCCCCTGCCGTCCGTGATGCTTTTCGTGGTGCTTCTCGCGCGCGTGCGTATATATATAGGGGGGTGAGGGGGGAAAAAAGGCCCCCCCCCCCTAAGGGGGGTAAAG